ATACCTCTGGAGTTATTGTGGCGATGTAGAGTTGTGATATGCCATTATCGACGCGACCATCCTGCGACACGTCGACAGATGAACTGACGGATGCGCGATTCAGGAAAAAGACAGGAGTCGTCGAGTTTACTGTCTGTCGGTTTAGTAGTGTATCGATTCGGTCCACGATGGCCTTGATGCGCGCCATCGAGACAGCACCAGACTGCGTGTCCCAGCACCACACCTGATGGCTTGATGTGGTCACGATGCGGCCACCACAGATCGATGTCGTGTCAGTCTGGCCAGCGTCAGTGTGACGTACGACGATGTAGGGAACCTGTGGCTGTCGGAGACTGATCGGGTCCTTTTCAGGAGCCAAGTACAAATAGATACCTTGCTGGTACGATGGCGATCTGTTGTCTACCGCCAGCAGTCCCTGGAGCGTTGCATCAGCTGTGAGCGTGTCGAATATCCATTCGTCGACTACGAGTGATTCAACCATTGAAGTACTTCCTCACTACACCCTGGAACACACTCCATGCCTTCGTGCTGGCAGGTATTGCGAACGGTCGATTCTTTTGGAACTCCAAGATCTTGCCATAAGGCGCCGCGATGCTGATCACGTATTCGTAGTCATTGACTTTGCCGATTGTGATCGAGGTCCGCAGGAATCCTGTTCGCACAGCTGGTGCTTGTCCTGGCGCGGATGCTTGATAGACTGTCCCGCCGACCTTATAGCGTCGTCCTGACTTTGCGCCTGTCATCAGTGCAATCATGCCGGTAAAAGCAGCGCTCACGGCATTCTGGAGAAATACAGCCAGCATGCGAAAACGTTGCTCCGCGTCATCGAAGCCGGACAGGTCGACCTTGACGGTCACGGTGCTAGGACCTCGATGAGTAATGGACCAAAGCGTCGCACGGTAGTCGACACGGTGAAGGACAAAGTCAGACGAACGACAGCTGCTGTTGGATATGCAGCAGGGTTCAGGATCGTCACAATGCCCTGTGAGGAGAGAGACTTCGTGAGCGTGGCGCTTCCTCCACCGAACGAATACGCGACGCCTGTGGCGGCTGTCGTGTATGTCGCCGCGAGAGTGCCTGTCGTGATGTCAATCGGTGAGCCGTTTGAATCCACCAATCGCACCACGTACGTGTGCCAGTCACCCGTCCAGGCTGCGAGCTGCACAACCTGTTCTGGGTCTTCGGTGATGTTGATGATATTCACACTCATACTGGCCTCACATACAATCTCAGCGGTCCAAAGATCTGCGTGTCGGTCGCGCCTGTTGTCCTGGTCACAGTCACAGTGTACGTGCCAGACGTGTTCGTCACCGTAGTCGTGAGACCGAATGATAACCGACCATTGTCCGCATAGGTCGCAGTGCCGCTGTAGGTGGCCACGAGTGTCCCCGCTGAGCTGTAGACCTTCGCCGTGACGGTCGCCCCAGTGATGTCGATGCCTGTGCCATTCGCGTCAGTGACCTGGACATCGATGCTCGTGGCGGTGCCGACATTGATATCGAGCGGCTGATCTGCACCAAGACCATCAGCCAGCAGTTGATACGGTCCGATGTGTACGCTGGTCGCAGCTGACACAGGCGTCAAAAGATCTGCGGAAATGTAGTCTGTACCGTTGTGAAGGAGAGCGCCAGACAACTCAGATGCAGCTGCTGTGCTGTTTACGACAGCATGAATGTTTGACTCAATATGGTATGAAGTCCCGACGTTTACCAATCTGTTATCTGCTACTGTCTTTAGTGTTCTAGCACCGAATGTGGATGCGGTTGTGTGCGATGTGTATGGTTCATCCCACACAGCAGACGCTGTCTGCGCTGCCGTCAAGCCACCAGATGAAAGCGTGACCGTCAGCACCGCGCCGTTCGTACCGCTTGCACCACGCACCATGATCGTGACATCAGATGCACCAGCGGCAAATGCCGCGTTAGGAACATCCAAACGATACACGCCCGGCACTAGGGAGGAATCAATCTCAGCAAAGCCACCAGATGACCACGCGCCTGTAGGTGTCTGCGTTACCAGCGCAATAGGCGTAGGTGCTTCTCGGTTGCGGACGTAGTATGCCGCTAGACCACTCGTGTTGTACGTTAGCCCTGTAGCACCGAGGTAGAGTTCAATGCTTTGTGAGGTGCTGGCTGGAGCGATTGTGATTGCGGACGCGTTGCGCTCGGTTGGGTTGTATGTCGGGTTTATGGTACTCAACAATTTATATGTTGATGCTCCAGCATCCGGAGATGTACCAGACCAAGCAAATCCATATATGTCTGTAGTTGGCGCACCGCTTGCAGTACCAAACGAGGTATTAAAACTACCAAATTCTGATGCGTGTATTGCCGTTGTATTTAACCCTACGATTAATGAATACCCATCCTCGATACTTGCATTACCATTATTTGTAGACGTTGCGGATGTTGCTACCTGAAAGTTATTAGAGAACATAAGACGATTGTATTCTTGAATAATGTGACCGGTGACTGATGAATTCATAGCGGTTCCACACGCTATAAATAAAGAGTTTCGTACGTATGTTGGAAATGTTAGAGAGCCTGCATTACTAAAAATAGCTTGTGTAGGCGTATTCATAAACGTACAGTTATATAATGAAATCCCTATTGATGTAACCGCTAACATTGGACCTAATACTCCACTGTGAAAAATGCAATTTTTAACAGTCGTTGCATCAGAAACATTATTCCCGGTAAGTGAAACGGTTGCTTGCCCAGAGTAGTTAACTTGCCCGCCACCCATAATACATTTATCAAAAATTGCGTTTAATGGTAATGACGCAGGTGCAGACATAGATATTATTGGAGCACCAAATCCAGTATTTTTAAATGTGCATTTTGTAAATGTATTATTTTGACCTGTAAATAAATTTACGCATTGATTCGCAAAATTATTTGAAGAACCTTCAAATGAAATATTAGAGAAGTTTAGATTTGATTTTGATGTACCAGTAAGTAATGCTCCAGCAAAAACAGCAATTCCAGCGGAGTTAATATTTGTAATGAATACTTTGCCAGCAGTCAAACCACTAAACTGTAAACATAACGGGTCACCTGTTATGTTTGTAGCCGATGAATAAACACCGCCGATTGTCACCTGTGATGCATAACGCCCCGGTGCAATGTATACGGTATCGCCGCCAGTAATACCCGTTGCACCTAATGCTTTAGTTATTGATGCCCAAGCCAATCCACTAGTGGGGCCTAAACCCGTATTAGCATCATTGCCATCAGGTCGAACATAATATGTTGGCATTAGATTGAGTCCCCGTATGCAATTTGCCGCGCCATAATCGAACTAAATTGAGTTACGTACGCGGTTTGAAAGTCTACAGATTGCGTTGGCCACCAAGCAAAGACGCTCGTGCCATTAGGCCCAAATGTACCAAGTAGTACATTATTCTCATCGTAGATATCACCAAAGACAATCCAGTCACCGGGGACGTTTGGGTTAGGCTCGATTCGATAGTTCTGGATGTTCATTTACCCACCTTCATCGCGTTGGCTTGCACACCCTTGAACGGCATCGTGAGGAACGCCAGCACACTAGACACCGCAGCGGAGACACCCGCCGCTACCGCCTTGCTCCCGTACAGTGCAAGCACTGCGCCGAGCTCGGCAATATCCTTTGCTTCAGATGTCCTGATGCCATCACCAAAGACCGAGGTAAAAGCAGCTGTAAAAGCCACGATCACAACGACCACTAGTCTCTTGATTGATATGCTGTTCATCTTTGTATGATCGCCTCCAAAGCGGAAACCTTATTCTCGAGTTTACCGAGTCGCTGTTCGATGCGGCGCACTTCCTGTTGCTGGCCATCAAGCGTCGAGATGATGTGAGCCACCTGAGTCTCCAGGCGCGTCAACCTGACCTGCAATGCCACCCAAGCGGCACCGATTGACATCGTCGTAATAAACGCCTGTATACCGATTTGGACCCACATCTCAGGACTCATACATACACCCCATAAAGAACTTCACCTTTATCATGGTGCGATGGAGTCGAAGCTTGCACCACGCAGTGGATACAGTTACCCGTTTGTCCTGGCGCGAAGTCCGATGGTTTGACTGACTGCATTCGTGTGGCCGTAGTCTGATCCGATGCACTCGTAGTATGGCGATAACGCCTGCGGATTGCCGGACGTGTATATCCTGTCATCGGCACGAACTTCGACGTCTGGTGAGCACGTCAGCGTCCATGTACCAGACTGCTCAATCATGCCACCGACCACGCCTTCGGTATCGCCTGTGTTACTGATGGTGCCACGAATCTCAGCGACCTGTATCCAGTGTTGAGACACGCCGCCGATGCCATCCGCCTGATTGACGGTTCGCCAGATCGCGACACGATCAGCGTAGGAGTATGCTTGAATCGCGTTCTTGAGCGCTGTGCTGTACCCTGCTGGAATCATACGAACACCATCGGTGAGAAGCGCTTCGCCTGGTCGAGACAGTGCTCACGGAGCACGGCCATCTTAGCATCGACCTGACCATCCTTGACATCGATGAGGTGCGTGATGCTGGACGCTTTGCGAATCCAGCCCTGTCGCGCAGCTGTGCGGATGTCATAGCGCTCGACGTTTGCGGGACCGATGTCCTGCCACAAGAGGTCACCACTTCCGTCATTGACGCTGTAGCCGGTTGTATTGGTCCACTGCGGGAACTGAGGTTCCGTGGCGCTCGATGTCCCTGCGATGATGCACTGGTAGAGTCGACCATTCGCTACGGTCGGGATGATGATGTCGCCAACGACGAAGGCTGTGGATGCAGACCAGACAGCCCAGCGAGCGTGATCGTCCACGAGCTGCTGTAGTGCGGTCGAATCGAGGAACGGATACTGATCTGATGCGACCATCCACGCGAGACGGTCGAGTGCTTGAGTCCTAGTGAGTGGCATGTGTGCTTCCTAAAAGAAAAAGAGGAACGGGATACCCCGCTCCCCTTTGTGGACGAGAGTCCTACAGACTAGCTGGCGCTGGCCTGAAGAACGATGAGCGAACCAGGAACCTGTGATGCGACAGTCGCATTGACGTTTCCAACGTCGAAGGCGTTGAAAGCATATCTCTCAGTCGCTTTGAACGTCAACGCATCCTCGATGAACTTGACCTGGTCACTGACCTCAACGCTCACGCCACGACGATCGCCGAAGGCCACACCCTTGGAGAGATCTCCGAGGACTGCGAGGTCGACGCTTGCTCCGGTAGCAGATGGCATGTTCTGAACGAACGAGATCGGGATACCGAAGAGTGTTGGTTCAGGACCGTAAGCATTCTGGATGTCCATGATCGAGTTCCCAGAGAGGGCGATCAACTTGTCGGCGCATCCGTTGTAGAACACGGACTTATGCATGAACCAGCGAGGATTCGTGGCATATGGCTGAAGCTTCGCGACCATCGACTGCCAGTTTGCGAGCGTCAAGCTCGAAAGTGCGGACGATGAACCAGAAGCACCAACGACCATCGATGCGATGTTCGCGTATGTTGCAGACAGTGCCTTGATCTTTGGCATGATTCCGGTGATGGAACCATAGGTGCTCGTACCATCGCCCTGGAATGCAGCTGCATCCTCAGCCAAAGCCAAGCCATACGCGAAGTCCTGCGCCAGCATGGCGCCGAAGTCGATGACCGTGTCTTCGTTCAACTCTTTGGAGACGATGGTCAAGATCGCGAGTTTCTTCGCCGACAGCTGTACTTGGCTGAAGGTGACGTCACTGGCGGTGATGGCCGTTGCTTCACCAGGGTAATACGTGGTCGTCGATGTCGATGCATTCGGCACGTTCAAAGTGTCAGATGTCATCGGATAGATGCGGCTGTAGCGACGTGCGATTCCGTACTCGTTGCGGAGCCAGATCAGGCTGGACGAAACGATTTCAGGGACGGTGTATCCACCGGCACTGTCTGTGCCTTCGGTTTGCGACTTGACGCCATGCTCGTTGCACCACTTGGCTGCGGAAGCATTTCCGAGGACCGTACCACGGACCCACTGTCCGAATGCATAGGCCTTAAAGTTTGCTTCGTCACGGGTTCCAGGGAATGGATTCCGAGTGCATCCGCCAGACTTCCATGGCTCATGCTTTGGCGCTTCGGATGCGACAGGAGCAGGAACGGAGCCGAACTCCTTGAGCATGTCGATGCGCTCAGAGAGAGACTTTGCAGATGCGTGGAGACGATTGGCTTCGGCCATGTCGCCGCCGTTGATGAGGACTTCTTTTGCGGCAGCGATAGTAGACTGGCGCTGTCCCTCGAGTTGTTCGATTGTCATTGACTTAACTCCAAGATCATGAGCTCACGGAGGAGTGCGGACTTCGCATCCTCGATGTCGCTCGAGTATTCGACGATGGTGACATCTTCGCTCGACGCTTCGTCTCGAAGCTCGTTCCAGATGGTTTTGGCGAATCTTGTCGACTCGCTACGTGAGAGACACACTGCATCCCGCAGGCGTCGCTCCACTTCCCGGATGGATGTTGGGCGCTCGTGCTTCGACTTCATCGATTGCACTTCCGCTGCCGGATCCTTTAGGTTTGCTGTCAGTTCTTTGGCCTTCGATGCGAATGCATCGATGATGGCGTCGATGTGTCCTCGACCGAGACCAGCATCGAGAGCGGCCATCATGCCAGCACAGAGGCGATCGTAGAGTGCCTCGATGCCTTCATGGACCATCTCTGCCGCCAGATCGCCGTAGACCTTCTCGACGAATGTCGCCACGTCTTCGCCAGGTGCGACAGGGATAATCATCTCTTCTTCTTCCATGCCATCCTCCATGTCGCCATACATGTCCTTCAACGACTTGACCATGTTCATCGGTTCAGCTGGTGTCGGTGTAAGCGATGCCTCACCGATTGGCCATCGTGTAATCTCGTAGCGGCCATCAGACATCTTCTTGCGCTCGACCATGTGACCCGTGGCGCCGCTGGAATATCCAAGCTTGCCAGACTTCGCGAGTTCCTGGATCATCTTCTGATACTGGTCAGCCATCTCCACCTGGCTCTCATACCAGAGACCTTTATCGTCCATGGTGATGTAGCCGGTTCCGATGCGTGACTTCCCTACAGTCTTATCCTGGCCGTGATGATAGTAGAGGTTCATCGGCACACGCTCGCCAGACTTCATCGGTCGTCCGAAATCAGTCGACGCAGTGAAGTAGTCGCCCTCGAGGTCAGCGCCGCCGAAGCGCACCAGGTAACCACGCACACGACCGGAATCGTCTGCCTTGATTGCATCACCGAAGGATACCAAAGTCTGCATCATAACTCCTTGACCGGCACGACCACGGCCTGTGGTCCCCACTCCGCGTTCGGTACTACTTTACCGAATGCACTGAGAGGTGTGCCTGTCTCATACAAACGATACCGCGAAGGTCCTAAGACCTGCCGACGCTCCGCTTCACTGAGCATACGAAACTGTTCCTCTTTGGTCGGAAGTTCTTCCGGTTCATCGAAACTCCCTGGCGGCAGTCCTGCAAGTTCAGCGTATGTCGGTGTGATCGGGACGATCGTACATCTACAGTTTGGATGCGAAGGTACAACATCTGCAACTGGATTCGGATCTCCGTGGAGACTCCAACAAACTGGACAGACATTGACGTCCCCCGCTGAGATGCGGCGCCAGCCACGGACGATGCTCAGGTTCGCCTCAAAGGTCTGTCGCTGTGCTTCACGATTCGCCCTTATCATCTCTGTTCGTGCGATGGTAGCAGCTCGTGAAGGAGCGAGAGTTTCGTACGTCCGCGCCATGCGTCGTGCGACCTGCAGCGGATTGAGACCCTGCGCGATGCCGATCGTGACATGGTCCAAAGCAAATGGTCCGATAGCCTCGAACAGCGCGCCGAGTGGTGACCCGTCAGCGGCGAAGCCGACCACGTTCGTGATTGCTTCGACGGGGAGACGGTTCCACATTAGATCAGCCGTGAGACTCACGCTTTGAGGAACACCCGCGACTGCTCGCACGAGATCCTCCTGGATGTCAAGCGACAGCTGTATGGCGCGTCGTTGTCCGTTCGTTGCGATGTCAGTCGCCTGTGGCGCCCATCGTGCGACTTCATCGGCCATCTGCACATTGAGCGCCTCGAGGCGGAGCATGTACTCGGAGAGGCCAGTGATATCCTCGCCTGCTGCCTGTGCTTCCTCGATGGCGGCTGTCACCGCTTCGAGGCGCTTGAGGTTGTCAGCCTGGAGAACACCGTATGTCCTGCTCATCTCAGCGAGAGCAGCGTTCTCACGGTATCGGAGCTTGTTCCTGTAGCTCTCGTTGACTTGATAGATATCAGGCATCGGTGTCAGTCAACTCGTAACCATAGTACGGGTGATAACTTTTCCCGTTCTCCTTCGGCGCCATGCGCTTGAGGATCTCTTTGCGCGCAGCTGTGGACCAGCGATATCCAGCGTCGCCACCCCATGCGGCCCATGCGACACGACCAGCACTAGGATAACCATCCTCACCTGGTCTAAAACCTTCAGCCTGCTTGTCCACTTCGTGACGTCGAAAGAAACTGTACATCCGAAGGACAGTCGACTCACTGAGCTTTTCACCGGAGACGATCTGATTCGCTCTCGCCCATGCGACAGCGGTCCCGCCATCACGACCAGCATCACGCCACTCGATGGCGCGCTGTGCTTCCTCCTTCATCTCTTTCGACGGGAAGAACTTCAGTCCTGGCTCAGATGCATCGTCGAATGCCTTCGTCTCTTCCTGTCGCACCGTTACAGGCAACAGGCCGAGGTGCTGGATAGAGTTCAAACCGACAGCCTGAAGTGCAGCTTCTGGCTCAAAGCCAGCACGAATCAAAGCGCCAGCAGCGCCGACCAGCTTCGCAGTTTCATCAGCAGTTCGAGATGTCGAGACTGGCGCAGCATCAGGGACCAAGAGTTCCTGCGCGCCGATCTGAACAGGTACAGCAGTCGGGTGATAATAGCCGAGGTCATCATCCGATGGCGTCACACCAGCGACACGCTTGGCTGTTGCGAGATCCACGATGCCACTCTTGTATAGTCGCTCCGCTCTCTCTGCGTCCTCATTGAGATCCGCTTGAAGCGCCGGAACATTCGACACGTCGAACTCGAGGTAGTCGCCTGGCTGCGTCTCTTCGTAGTCCGGCAGCAGTGCGATAGTGAGCGCTTCGGACATCTGGCGCATTAGCGGAATCATTCCATCAGTCCACGCACTCCTGGTCGCTTGCTCGAGGTTGCTGTAGGTTGCGCGCTCGAGGCCGCTGCCGAGTTGAAGGACCAAAGGATTGAGACCGAGAGCTGCACACACGCGTTCTTCCGGTTTGCGGCGGATCTCATCGAATGCCATCTCACTCGGTTTGTGGCTGACCTGCTCGACCTTGAATGGTCCGGTCATCACCAAGACAGAACCAGCGTTATCGCCTGTGAAGTCCTGTTGAAGTTTCCGCTTTGTCTGTCTGGCGTCGTCTTCGCTTAGGTCTTCGACACCGCCCTTGTAGTCTGGTCCGACCATGATCGATGGCATGCCACCGTTGCGGACCATCCCAAATGCGGCGCTCGCAGCGACGTTATCGGTGGCGATCTCACGAAGAACAGATGTGACAGGAGAGCGCCCGAAGCGAGAGTCCTGCGGATCTCGACCATACCGGATGTGAATGAGGTCCTCGAGCGCGATGTCGTACGACGTGCCATCGACGGTGTACTGGTATTTGACCAGAGGATTGACCTTGTTACCCACAGGTCTCATCATGTCAGCCGCTAGGTATTGCAAACCGACGACACGACCAGACACGCGGACCTTGCGGAAATAGGCGTTGCCTAGCAGCTGGTAGTCAGGGAGAATCCACGACCACACGAGCGATGGCGGGACGTTAGGTGTTGGCTGCGCGAGCAGCTGCAAGATCGGATGGTCTGCGACTGTCTCGACCTGTCCATCAGGCATCGGTCGACGAACGACAGGGACACCCTGCGACCAGTTCCTGATGTACCAGTCCATACCAATCGCGACGATGCTATTAAGCATCAGGTCACCGGCCTGGTTGCGCCAGTTGAAACTCGAGCCTGGAAGGTTACGTGTCAGCAGGGACCAAAAGTCGCCGTTCCCAGTGCCAGTGAAATAGGACGTCTGTCGCTGGATCAGCGGCGGCGGAAGGAGTGCATTTGGCGCGGCAGTGGCTTTGCCGATGAAGCGATCGAAGAGTCCCATGTGACTATTGTGTCCTTATCATGTCTTATACTGCACCCCACCCACCGCCA